CGTCACGGCAACAACGTCTGATACGCCGATCCCTGCATTTACGCCGATTCCGTTTAAGATTCAGTCATCTGTTTCTGGTGTCTGGCGGGTGAGCGCGATCCAAATTGCGTCAAGCGGAACAATCTACTGCAAGCCATTGAATAAGCAATGAGTTACTATGGCGTTGACATTCGGAATTCGCTGCCCATAGGTTTGGGCGGCATTATTTCGTTGCTTTCCGGCAGCGGTAGCAGTCTGCCTTTGGTATATAACGCGCTGTTGATGGAATCGAATGATTTTCTTTTGCAAGAAGATAACGGCTTGATTTTGCTGGAGAATTAAACTGTACCGGCCCAGTTGACCGGGGAATCTCAGGATTCACAATGTCCGAAGAAGTAGTAGCGATTGAAGCGGAAGTAGCGCCCGCGCCGGAACTGGATGTCACGGCGACTCCAGAACCTGTAGATACGCCGGAAGTTGCGCCCAAGACCTTCTCGCAAGAGGAACTTGATGCCGCAATTCAAAAACGTCTCGCAAGAGAACAGCGAAAGTGGGAGCGTGAGCGTCAAGCACCGCCGCCCGTTGTCGTTGATGTTCCACCTGTAGATCAGTTTGATTCGGTCGATGCTTACGCAGAAGCCAAAGCAATCAAGCTAATCGAGCAGCGAGAACAGCATCGTCAGCAGACGGAGATTCTTGAGGCATATCACGAGCGTGAAGAAGAGGCTCGGACCAAGTACGATGACTTTGAACAGGTTGCGTACAACCCAAGTCTTAAGATCACGACCGTGATGGCGCAAGCGATTCAAGCCTCTGATGCTGGCCCTGATGTAGCTTATTACCTCGGGTCCAATCCAAAAGAGACAGATCGCATTTCCCGTCTTAGCCCGATTTTGCAAGCAAAGGAGATTGGACGCATTGAGGCTAAAATAGCCAATGATGTGCCAGTTAAACGTACTACGTCCGCGCCCGCACCGATTAGTCCGGTAACAGCCAGAACTTCAGGCAATCCAAGTTATGATACGACCGATCCCCGGTCTACTAAAACCATGACTGCCTCGGAATGGATTGAAGCAGACAGGCTGCGCCAGATTAAAAAGGCACAAGCTCAACATCGCTAACTTTTAAGGATTTACCATGTCAAATAGCATTCTTACGATTGACATGATCACCAGGAAGGCCCTGGAGATCTTGGAAAACAATCTGGTTCTTACCCGTAACGTGAACCGTCAGTACGACGACAGCTTTGCTGTTGAAGGTGCCAAGATCGGTTCGACCCTGCGTATTCGTCTGCCCGACCGCGCTCTGGTAACGGACGGTGCCGCCCTGCAAGTTCAGGACGACAACGAGCAGTTCACCACCCTGACCGTGGCTTCGCAGAAGCATATCGGCGTGAACTTCACTTCTGCCGAACTGACAATGCAGTTGGATGACTTCGCAGAGCGCGTTCTCAAGCCGCGTATCTCGCAGTTGGCCTCCAGCATTGACGCTGACGTTGCCAATGCTTACAAAGCAATTGGTAACACGGTTGGCACCCCAGGCACCACGCCAGCGACCTCGTTGGTGCTGTTGCAAGCTCAACAAAAGCTGAACGAAAACGCCGCTGTGATGTCCCCACGTTATGCAACGGTTAACCCCGCTGCCAACGCTGGTCTGGTTGAAGGCATGAAGGGTCTTTTCAATTCTACGGACACAATCTCCAAGCAGTTCAAGAACGGCATGATGGGGACTGGTGTTCTTGGTTTTGACGAGATCAATATGTCTCAGTCGATCAAGCAGCACACCACCGGCAACTGGGGCACCTCGATCACTGTCACCAGCACCGTTTCGACTCAAGGTCAATCGACCCTCGGCATTTCGTTCACCGGCTCCAGCAGAACTTGGACCGTTGGCGATGTGTTTACGGTTGCCGGCGTTTACGCTGTCAACCCACAGACCCGCGAGTCGACTGGTTCGCTTCAGCAGTTCGTTGTGACCGCTGCGGCATCGGGTTCGTCTACCGCTACTCTGAGCATTTCGCCAGCGATCTACACGTCGGAAAATGCTCTGGCAACGGTTGACAGCTTCCCGCAGGCTTCGGCTGTTGTGACCATGGTTGGAACTGCATCGACCCAGTACCCACAGAACTTGGTCTACCACAAGGACGCAATCACGTTTGCTACGGCTGACTTGTTGCTTCCGCAGGGTGTTGATATGGCTGCTCGCGCAGTGCATAACGGTATTTCGTTGCGTGTCGTGCGCCAGTACGATATTAACAATGACCGTCTGCCTTGCCGTATTGACGTTCTGTATGGCTTTAGCACAATTCGTCCACAGATGGCTTGCCGCATCTGGGGTTGAACCTTTTAATTTAAGGAAATATTATGGCTCTCCCTAATGGTGGTGGTGGTTACCAAGTTGGTGCAGGTAACCGTCAAGAAACAATCCTCAGTGCTATGGCCGCTCCACAAACGGCTACTGCTACTGCAACTTTGACCGCAGCTCAGATCGTTAACCAGATGTTAGTGGCTAACCCTGGCACTTCGGCAGCAACGTACACGTTGCCGCTAGGCACGGCGATTGATACCGCTGTTCCTAACGCCACGGTCGGTAGCACGTTTGACTTGTCAATCGTAAACATCGGCACTTCGTCTGGCGCGGTGACTTTGGCTGTTAACACTGGTGTGACCGATGGCGGCAACGCTCTAACGGCAGTCGCTGTTACTACCAGCCAAATGTTCCGCTTCCGTAAAACTGGTGACGGCACTTACGTAGTGTATCGTCTGGCCTAAGACTAAGGGGGAGGGCCACAAGCTCTCCCCTTTTTTTAAAGGAATTACTATGCCTAATACGCAAGCAGTTGGGATCGCGTATTCCGACCCTGAGTTTACGACCTGTTACGCAAGCCAAGAAATTGGTTATAGCGCAGCAGCCCAAGGTACTGTGACGCAAGCAACGGACAAGTCAACAGCGGTAACGCTGAACAAGTCTGCTGGTCGCATCACAATGAACAACGCGGCTTTGGCTGGATCTACTGCGGTTTCGTTTACGTTAAACAACAGCCTGATTTCCGCCAATGATGTAATTACTGTGTGTATTTCTAGTGTTACCACTGGTAGTACCGCTGGGGCGTACACCTCTTACGTTTCTAATATGTCTGCTGGTTCTGCTTCAATTACGTTGCGTAATTTAAGCGCCACTTCATATTCTGAAGCGGTTGTAATTAACTTCTGCATCATC